CCTATTCAAAATGGTCTTTATTTCGAAAGATTTCTTAATCCAGAGCGAGTCTCTCCACCAGATATTGACACAGATATTAGTACTAATGATAGACAGTTCGTTATTGATTATATTAAAACAAAATATGGTACGGAATATGTTTCACAAATTGTTACATTTTCTGAATTAAAATCTAAATCTGCTCTAAAAGATGCTGCACGTTTATATAATATAAATCCTGAAGAAATTAATAGAATTACTTCTTATTTTCCACCATCTAAATTTGGAACTCCTCCTACATTAAATGAGGCTTATGAAATTGAATTAGTTAAAGATTGGGCAGAGAATAATAAATCTGTTTGGAAAGAAGCATTAGAGTTAGAAGGATTTATTAGACAAACTGGTATTCATGCTGCTGGTTTAATTATATCACCGAAACCAATTAATGAACTAACTGGCGTATCTTATGAAAAAGGTGAACGAATATGTCAGTTAGATAAAAAAGATTCTGAAAAGTTTGGTCTATTAAAAATGGACTTTTTAGGATTAGCTACTTTAGGATTAATTAAAGATACTATGAATTTATTAGGTAAATCTTATTATGATATGGAAAATATTCCTCTAAATGATCCAAAAATATTTGAAGCATTTGCTAGAGCAGAAACGCATGGGATATTTCAATTTGAATCTGACGGAATGCAGAAAATCTTAACTAGAATTAAACCAACAAATTTTGCCGATATTGCCGCGGCGACAGCACTCTATCGCCCTGGACCTCTCATGAGCGGTCTGACAGATGATTTTATTCACAATAAGCATTCTGTTAATCCTGAATATACATTGCCAGAATTTAAGGATTTGATGGCTGAAACTTATGGGGTATTTGTCTATCAGGAAGAGGTAATGCTTGTTTCTCAGAAAATCGCAGGCTTTACTTTAGCAAAAGCGGATAATCTCAGAAAAGCAATTGGTAAAAAAGATAAAATATTAATGAAAACTATGGAAAATGCTTTTATTAATGGAGCTATAAATAATGGATATGATAAAGAGTTAATACAGAAGCTTTGGCTACAGATCCTCAAATTTGCAGATTATTGCTTTAACAAAAGCCATAGTTATGCCTATGCTCTATTGAGTTATTGGACTATGTATTTAAAAATCTATTATCCAAAAGAATTCGCAGCATCATTACTATCTTTAGATTTAAAAGATAGTGCAAAACTTAGATCTCATTTTTTTAATTTAAAAGATAAAGTAGAATTTTTACCTCCATTATTAAATGAAGCTGAGGAATCTTTTAAATTAACTAAAGATGGCGTAATGATGGGATATGGTTCTATTAAAGGTATGGGAAATGCCTCAATAGGTTTAGCTAATAATAAACCATATTCGTCTATTATTCAGGTATTCGAAAAAAATAAATTAGATAAAACTCAATTAGCAACATTAATTTATAGTGGAGCATTTGATCATTTCGAAAAAAACAAAGCAGTTCTTTTGGGTAATATTGATAGAATTTTAAAATTTAATAAGTCGAATGAAAATTCAGATATTTTTAATTTATTTGAACCAAGTGAGATATTCGCATTAGATTATGGTAAAAAAGCCAATGTTCCTTCAGATGCATATATGGAGAAAACTTGCTATGGATTCAACGTACATAGTGGATTTCTCAACGAAAATAAATGGTTGATTGAATCTCTAAAAGAAGATATACATATTGGAATTATTAGTGAAATAAAAAGAACTAAAACTAAGAAGGATGGTAAGGATATGGCTATTCTTACTATCGAGACGGTTAGAGGTAAAATGAAAGCAGTACTTTTTACAAAACAATATGCAGAATATGGAACTATACTTGAAAAAGAACAAACATATGCATTTAGAGGAATCTTAAAAACCAATACTAATAGTGAGGATGAAAACGAAACTTCATTAATTATTTATGAAATGGTTAATGAATTAGGAATTGTAGTAACACAAGCTAATTTGTATAGTGATAATAAAATTAAGGTAAAAGATATAGATAAATCAGCTTTGTTAGGTTTTATCAAACCAGGTTGTTGTGATATTAATATTTATGAAAGTGATCTTGATGGAGAAAGTAATTTATTATTTAAATTATACGAAAATATGAATTATGATAAAAGTATTCATGAAAAAGTAAAAGAAATGGGATTTAGAATTGAGTTAAATGTATTTTAAAGATAGTGCCCAAATCTAATTGGGCGCTATTTTTTTTAGCTATTATATTCTCAAGCTTTCATATATAATGGAAGTCGAGGACTAATTCTGTGACCGTTAGCGTAAAACAATTAGCAGAAAATACTTCTACTACAACAACAGTGGATACTATGATACCTATATTTATAGGTATATCCAAAACTCAAACATCTAGTATTCCAGTTTTTACTGATAGTACATATAATACAATTCAATTGAGTCCCAATAGTAATCAAATATTAGATCCAACTTCTATAGTACCAACTATTTCATATTGGCAAGAATTAACAACAGAAATATCTTTAACTAATAGTAGTTCTACTAATATTATCACATGTTCTATTCCTATTACTGCTAAATTTAATCCTAATTGTTTATTTGTAATTTACGATAGTAGTAATAATTTATTATTTGCATCTAATATAAGTTCTTTTACTTATAATTTAACTTCTTTAATTTCATTTACATTATCTACAACTTTAACTTTAACAGGAACTTTAACTTATAAATTAATAGAAAAAGTAAGTGAAGTAATTCCGTATGCATATAATATAAGTAGTCAGCAGGTAAGTTTAACTTTTAGTAATAGATCAAATATAGTGTCATTTCCAACTGTAATTAATGCAGATTCTATCATTACTTATAATACGACTATAAATACTTCAACTCTTACAATTTACAATCCTGTAACCGCTACTGATATTTCAAATGAGAAAAATTTAGAACTTTCTAAAGGATTAAATTACTCATCACAAGCAATAGTGGTTTCGATACCAGATGAAACTTACATTAACAATGCTATTGACTTAATTAAATATCAAACAGTTGGATACTATATAGTACCAATTAATTTATCAACTACTTCAATAAATATATTATCTGCATATGTAAAATCTATTGTAGATAATAGATTTTTAAGTTTGTTAATTCCAGCAGTAATGCCGGCAGATTTAACTTTAGGTGCTGGATATTATATAGAACCAGATCGTTATGTTTTAAGTGGATATGTAATCGATGGTTATTCTGTGACGGTTCCAGTTCCACCAAATTTTCCAATACCGGGTTATGAGGATATTTGATGACATTATCATTATATAGACGTACAGATTATACAGTTGAATTAACTTGGGCTCAGTTAGATTCTAACTGGACCATAATCGAAAATGCTATTAATGCATTAAATGGGTTAAATATATTTGGCGGTGTTTGGAATGCTAGTGCTAATAGTCCAACTTTAGCATCGGGAACTGGAATACAGGGAACTTATTATAGGGTTGGAACTTCAGGAAGTACACTAATAGATGGAATATCTCAATGGAATGTTGGTGATTTACTTTTCTTTAATGGAACTATTTGGGAAAAAGTAGATGGTATAGCTAATGAAAGTGTAACTATTGGAACTACTAATATATTACTTGGAACAACAGCCACCACGTTAGTAGGTTTAACTTCGGTAACATCAGCTTTATTCGTAGGACCATTAACCGGAAACGCTAGTACAGCAACTTCCCTAGTTGGTGGTGGTGCAAATCAAATAGTTTACCAGTCAGCCGCCGGAACTTCAGCCTACATATCTCCGGCTAATTACGGCATATTAACGACCGGTGCGACCGGTGTTCCGTCAATACTTGCAGGGGCTACGGGCGTATTGGTTGGATCGGCTTCGGCGATTCCTGCATGGTCTATAACACCAACTTTAACCGGAACTAATTTTAGTGGTATTCCGGGAACTGCAATAAATAGTGCGGTAACTAAATCTACTAATTTAGTAGGCGGTAACTCTACTACATTATTAGGATCGGTTCCCTATCAATCAAATACTGATACAACAACATTATTAGCTCCAAATACAACCACCACTAAGAAATTCTATACTCAAACAGGTACAGGAACAAATGGTGCTATTCCTGCATGGAATACTATCGTAACGTCAGATATAGCAACCGCCCTAACAACACCTGGACCTATTGGAGCTACTACTCCTAGTACTGGACAATTTACAACTACTACTTTTACACAAAAGGTTAACTTTACAGCTTATTCTAATACTGCGGCATTAGGAGATATGTGGTTTAACTCAACTCAGCAAACCTTCTGTACATCTGAAGGTGCTAGTGGTAATCCGATTACTACTTATAAATCAGGAGTAATTGCAATAGTAAAATCTACTTCTGCAATTACTTTCGCAGCAGCTACAATTTATTATCCTATTTTAACAAGCACGTTACTTGGCACTTTAACGCTTCCAATTAATTCATTAGTTGTCGGCAAAACAGTTATAATTCCAATTAATGGAGTTATTACTATAGTAACTACAGCCTCTACCGTCACAGCACAAGTTCAGATTGGATCTACGAATATTACATTTCCCGCATCAGCTTCATTAGCCGCTGGTACTTATAATTTTGATTTAGAAATTAGAGCAAGCTTAACAGCGGCTGGATATCTGCAAGGAATGGGTAAATTAATAATTCAGTTACAAGGTGGATCTTCAATTACTAGTTATGGAACTATTAATATTCCATCAACTACAGCTATCACTACCACAGTAGCAAATACTATTGGTTGTAGTTTCCAGACCGCAACAGCTACTACTTCTTCGACTATTCTTGCCAATCCTTCAGTTATTGAAATTAAGGGTTGATATGCCTGATTATAAATTACAAGAGCATCAAAATGATGCTGTAAAGCAATTTAATAAAACTAAGTCACAGATTTTATTCCATGGTTTAGGAAGTGGAAAAAGTTTATCATCAATTGCTATTGGAGAGCAAGATCCTTCTGAATCTAAATTAGTTTTAACTCCAGCATCTCTTAGTCATAATTATATTAAAGAATTAAAAAAGTTTAACGTACCTTTAGATAACTACCATTTAGTATCTTACGAAAAATATCGTCTTAATCCAGATTTTTATTTAAGCAAATATAAGCCAAAGATGATTATTGCCGATGAATTACATCGTGCTCAAAATGAAAGTTCTCTTACTGGAGATACACTTAGATATTCTAGATCTAAAGTTAATAAAATGTTGGGTTTAAGTGGTTCGATTGCCCAAAATAGTCCAACTGAAATAGCTTCATTACTACATACAGTAGCGGGTAAACCAGTTCTTGGTACAGAGAAAGAATTTAGAGCTAACTTTATTAAAGAACGTAAAATTGGACCAGGACTTATTGGAAGATTAATGGGGCGAAAAGGCGGCACGATTCAGGAGGCTAAAAACTTAGATAAGTTTAAAGAATTAGCCTCTCCTTATATTAATACTTTTTCTGGTAATGAAGATTATAATAAGCATTTACCAAAAGTAGAAGAAGAAATTCAAAGAATTGGAATGAGCAAAGAACAGCAAGGATATTATGACTACGCATTTAAACAAGCCCCTGGCTGGGTTAAATACAAGATTAATCACAATTTGCCTTTAAATAAACGCGAATCAGTTAATTTAAATGCTTTCTCTATTGCAGGTAGACAAATTTCAAATAGTGTTGAGGGTTATGGTGGTTCTACACATACACCTAAAATAGATGCTATAATGAGCGATATTCAACAAGGAATGAAAAAGGATAAGAATTTCAAGGCTGCTATTTATTCTGGCTTTTTGGAATCAGGATTAGATCCGATAGCTCGAAAATTAAAAAAAAGAAATATACCATATGGTATGTTTACAGGAGAACAGAGTAAAGAAGAAAGAAATCAAATGGTAACTGATTATAATAAAGGAAAATTAAAAACTTTATTAATTTCACCGGCAGGTGGTGAAGGTTTAGATCTTCATAATACAAAGATGATGGGAATTGTTGACCAAAGCTGGAATCCTCAAAAAACTTTACAGGCCATTGGAAGAGCGGCTAGATACGATTCTCATAAATCATTACCCGAAGAAGAAAGAAAATTAAAAGTTATACAATATCTTTCAGAACCTAGACTTGGGATGTTCGGAAAAATTAAGAGATACTTTAATCCAAATATACATAAAATTGGAATTGATGAATATATGCGCAATAGAAGCATGGAAAAACAGCAATTAAATGACCAATTTACAAATGTTTTAAAAGGTTAATTATGAATGTCGATTTTCTATTTGATTATCTTCCCTCAACATATAAAGATAATTTAATAAACTCTAACGGAGATAACACTTTAATCCCTCTTTTTAACCAATACACGAATTGTATTGGAAGTATGATCTATGAAACTCAGCAATTATCCCAAGCACCTTATTTAGAAACATGTCCATTATTTATTAAAGAATATTACAAAACAGTTGATGTTTCAGTTGGTAATAATATTGGTGGAAATAATTATGCAATCGAATCTAGTATTATTGGATTTTCAGATTTATATTATGATGGAAATTTAACATCATTAGCATGTTCAGCTTCTAATTTTACTATCAATAATAATTCAGTTACAGGTGTAAGATATATTACTTTTCCAGCAGCTTTTGATCCTAGAGTAATAACTTTATTTACCAAAACCTGTTATCATCAGAAGAATTTATTATATAATATTTTTGGTAAATTATTAAACTATCAACCAGTATTTTCCTTTTTACAATATGGTACAGAATTTCTAACTCAACAACAGAATTATAAAAATCAGTTATTGGGATTACTATACACTTCCGTTAAAGGACAAACGTTAGAATCAATCAATATAGGATTGTCCATCTTTTTAAATTTGCAATATTCAACCATAAATGATACAGTAAGAAATCTTACTACAACCAGCATAACCCTGGAAAGTAGTTCTGATGGAACTTTAACTACAATTACTGGAAATATAGATTCTACCTTAACTGTTGGTACCATCATTCCTAAATATACAATTTTAGAAACAAAGAACTTTAATTTATATGATCAGTTTGCAGATCCGGCAAGATTTACTCAATTCATATTAGCTAATGGATCACAATATCTTTTAAGTCTTTTAAATATAGACGTAACAGATCAAGAAAAATATGCACATTTAGATTTTGATAGTAATCTTTATTATGATGATGCAAATCTTTATTGGGATATGGGAGATAATACTGGAGTAAGTCATACATTACCAGGAGATGCTACCATTTATTCATTACCTAGCGCTGGATTGATTACTAATTTTAGTTCTTATGATGATTCTAGATTTCAAAGTAATAAAATATATGAAATGTTTAGAAATTTATTTATATTAGAATTTACAACAAATCAATCCACCCAAACTATAACTAATGTAGCAAATTTTTTAAATAGATTTAAACCTTTAACTTCTAAATACATAATATATAATCCATCGTAGGTGATATCATGATTGTATCAAATTTAGGATATGCCGCATATCTAATGCTAAAAGATTATAAACTATTAGATACGCCCACTAGAACCAATGATGGAAAGTTTAATTTCAACTTTGAGATAGAAGAAGAATTAAACAAGAAATTATTGCATAAATACTCTACTAGTGATTTTTCTAAATTTGATAATTTCTTAGTAACTTTAAAAAGATTACTTCCGAGATATTAATATGATATTAATTAAAGGAACTGATAAGTCAGTTAGATTTAAAGTATATGATAATATTTTACAAAAAAATCCTATTGACTTAACCGTATATAACGAATTTATTTGTGCTGTAACTGAAGGTTACGGAACTGTTTTAATAGAGAAAAAATTTAGCACAAATGATATTAAAGTATTTTCAGATAATCCAGATAAATATTCTAATTATATTATCGAAGTTAAATTTAAAAAAGAAGATACAGCTAACATGACACTCAATCCTTCATATGAGGAAAGAATTAGAAATCTTGAATTATTTGGAATTATGAAAAATGAAGAAGTAACTAGATTTCTTATTACTGAATTTTACTTAGAAGGATCTGGATACTATGTACACAGAAATAGACGATAAATCTGATTATTATGTGGAGATTGAAGTATGTCCTTAGCTTTCTTAGAAACTGGTTTATTATTAGATGCTTCTGGTTTAACTATTGGTGGAAGTAGTAATAATACTCTTACTAGTAATTTAACTATAGATCAAAGAAGTAATTCTACCGCTTTAACTTCTTTTACAGTAACGGTATCTGCTAATACTGATACCACTTTACCATTTACGCCAATATTAGCAACTAGTATAGATGGTAAAGTTTGTGTATTAACTTTAACATTTAATCAACCAATTACTAGTGTTCATTTTGGTAACACCTATACGTTAACCATTACTGGTGCTGATGCTAGCACTTATACATTGTCAGTAATAGTAAATTATGCAAATAATTATAGTGATACTAATTGGACTAATACTACAAACTCTTCTTTATTAGTAGCAGACTTAGATAATAAGTCAAGCCTTAGTTCACTTCCTTTAAATAATAAATTAAGATCATTACTTCAATCTGCATTAACAGGTTTAAATCAAGCTTATAATTATATTAAATATTATTCATATAAAGAAAAATATCTGAATGATATTATTGATTTTGCTATAGCAGCAGGTTCTAGTTATGAATCATCTACTTCTACAGTAACTTATAATACTAGCGGTCAAGTAGCAACAATCACTACAACATACGGAAATACTTCTAGACCAAGAACTCAGAATATTATTATTTCCTATACTTATGCAAATTATACACTAAATAGATTGCAATTAAGAAGTGGAATTTATACAACTTTAACCACAGAAACGGTTAGTTTAATTAGTGGTTTTACAGTAAATGCTATAGATGGTTCTGGTAATCTTGTTTATAATTTAGGAACAATCACATTAAATAGATCTTTAACTCCTACTATTTATAGTATACCTTATCTTTTAGATTATAATAGCACTTTATCTTCAGATGTTATAGCTACTGATCCTGATAATATTTTATCTGATTATAAATATTATCAGACAAATACTATAACTGGATGGACAATAGCATGACAGATATAAAAAGTTTTGATAATAATACATTATATTATAAAGCTATTTACGATGCAGTTAGATTCGTTAATACTTCTGCTGAATCTACATATCTTTTATATGCAGATTTATTATCAAAATTTAATACTTATTCAGTCATTAATCAAGAGACCGATAGTCGTTTATCTCAAATTATAAGTATATCTACAACTTTTGGAAATTCAGATACTACAGACACGGAAGTAAGACAATTTGTTTTTAATTCTGGTTGTACATTACAATATTTAAAAACATTACCATTTGATCAATCGGATGGTACTGAAGTTGTTAATTTCCAGACAATGGTTAATTATTTAAGTAATAGTAATACAGTGTATGCAGGAGATCCTGGTGCAGCGGCAACTATTGGAATTGGTACCGTAACAACTTTAAGTGCTGGGTCTTCGGTAACAGTTACTAATTCAGGTACTTCGAATGCGGCTGTGTTCAATTTTGCTATTCCTCAAGGTACAAATGGTGCAGCAGCAACGGTAGCTTTAGGAACTGTAACTACTGGTGCAGCAGGATCTAGTGTTATTATTACTAATTCAGGATCTTCTAGTGCAGCAGTATTAAATTTTACTATTCCTCAAGGTGCTGCTGGAACTTCTCCATATGCTGGATATATATCAGTTTCAGTAGACGGAACTACAGTAACTACATTATCAACTTCCGGATCTACAAGTTGGGTTACTATATTAGGTAATGGAAATATAACTTTCAATAATACGGGAACTTATGAAATAGTAGGTTATTCTTATTATAGTGGTATATATCCAATTGCTTATACTGGATATTCTACAATAGTATTTACTTTAAATAGTTTACCTATTTATTCTAATACGATTTTTGATATTACTAGTACTAACGTATCATTAACTGCAACTAGTAATATTATGGAAGTTGTTGGAAACGACACTCGTACAATAGGATATCCTAGATACATCACAATCAAAAAGCTTGTGTAAGTAAAAATTTAGTGCTACAATATGCTTAGAGCGAAAACATGGATTTAAAGTCAATATCAGCTATAGAAAAAATTAAGATTGGCGATATAAAATCTGCAATGGATCAATTGCATTTTTTATGTAGTCAAGTTTCTAATATTAAAGAAAATATAACAGCTATATATGAAGCCTTAAGTGAGAAAGTAGATCTTACGTCAGCCATGCAAGATGGTTCTACCGTGGTGACTAAAGTAGGATCTGGTATTATTAGTTCTGTTTCAACTGATGGAGTTACGGTTACTGGAACTGGTACTTTATTTACAGCCGAAACTCAAACTGGAAACGGAATTAGAATAGGTTCTGAAACTACTTATATTACAGCAGTCACTAGTGATACGGTTATTACAGTAAGTCCAGCATTAACTGGATCTTACTCTAATGTTATTTATGCTATAGTAAAAAATGCCACTAAAGAAGTACTAACTGGTGATTTTAATTTTGGTATTTTAAATGGTAATATTTTTAATGGTTCAGTAATTCAAGGTAGTACATTTCAACATTATGGTAGAATGTCTCAACCAAATGATATTGTAAATATATCATTTGTTCAAAAATCAGTTAATCCAGTAATGGTACGAGCCCAGAATGCTATTCAACGTAATGGAGATTCAGTAGCTGGTACCCTTGGATCTGAATATTCATATACTTTTAATTATTTAACATGGGCATTTGGCGCTAATACAGATGTTAGATATGATGGTATAGTTTCTAATGGCGATAATATTGTAAATGTAAATTATGTAACAAATGCTATTGCCACTGCTACTGATAAATTTTATGCAAGATTGACAAATAGTACAATATATTTAGATGGATCTATATCAAAAAGTGCTAATTCTGGAGAATATATAACAGTTACTTCAAATGGTTTTGTGGCCGTTAAAAGTTTCTTAGGTATAGCATTTGGAAGTGTTGGAATTAACTTATCCAAACATTACTCTGGTCTTTTAACTATTAAGGTTAGTATACAGATTAATTCTATATACATTCAATCTACTCAAATTTCAATAGATACAGATAATACGAATATGACCTTAGAACCTAGAATTCAAGTAAGTTCACCTATTTATGTAAATGCTGGTGATATTATAAGTGTTAAATTAGATACAACTAATACTAATCAATATAACGCTCCAGTTTATGATGGTTTTGATTTAGCGGTAGTTTCTCTGTAAAGGACATAAAATGTTTACTGACCATATTCATGATCAATTAGGTAGATATAGAATTGGTGCTATTAATGAAGCAATGCCAGAGTTTATTAAGGTAGCAGAAGATAATATTGTATCTGAAAATTTAGAAAAATTAGCAGATGGTTGTTTTGCTTACTCTGATGGTATTAATAGATATTTTCCAATTCATACTCCTGAACATACATGGTTTAGTAATGCTTATTTTGAAAAATTTGCACATGAATTTGACGAACGTGAAGTTTCTGAAATTAGAGATCGAATTAGTGATGCTTATAAAACTTTTGAATTACCAGAAGTTGAATTTTCCAAAACTGCTTCTGAGGAAGATGATTTAGATGCTTTACATTCTTTATCTATTGAATTAAACAAATTTATTGATAATCATAAACGATATCCTATAGAGGAACGTAGGGAGAAGGCTAAAGAAATTTTACATCATGCTCATTCGTTAGGTAAACAGTCTTCTTTGCATGATTCAGTATATAGATATGCTGGCGATCACTTTAAGAAAAATTATGGACATGCATTTGCCGATCGTATGAAATATTTTAAAAGCGATGCTCCAGAACGGACTCACTTACTTAAAATGCAGGAAGAATCAGAATCACATATTCCAGAATTAGTAGCTAAAGCTTTAGGTATATTCGATCATAGAACTGGTTTACATAAATTTTATGATAACGAATTGGAAGATCCTTACGCTGGTTTATTGACTCCATTTGAAACTAACGCTAATGAAAATGTTAATATTGGAGAAGAATCACTTCCTTTACATAAAATAAATAAATTTGACTTTAATTCTTTAAAAGATATTCTTGAAGATAAAGTCTTGGACAAATTAAAGAGTAATCCAGTGGATGCTTTACGTGAAATTAATCCTAACATTCGTGTAATTGTGATTCGTAAGATAAATGAATAACTTAGAGAATGACACAATCGTCTTACTTAATGATGGCCGGTTATATGAAAATCAGCTTGAAAAGATTTTTGCACTTCAAGCACTTAAATCCAACCCTGGAATATTAGGTAATGTATTTACTTTTGAAAAATTAGTTTATGTACTAAATGGATTTAAACCCAACATAGATATTCTCGAACCTTCTACTATACTTCACATAGCTAAAGCTGTTAAACTATTAGGTGAACAGAACTGGCATCGTGAAGTAAAGAAGTATATAGCAGAAATTGCTTTTGAAGAAGGTTGGTGCCAACTTCCTGATATTTTAAAATTCGCACAAGATGAATTAGATGAAATATCAAACGAAGTTAAATTAGATATAGATCAACAAAAAATGCAAGATTTAAAACATAAGGCTGTTGAAAGATATTTAAATGACTAATGTATCTACAACATCAGTAGTAGCACCGGAGACTGGTCGTCGTTATCCAATGAACGGCTTGCAGTATCCTCAAAGATTTTATAATTTATTACATCTTCAAAGACCAAAGACTTTAAATGAAATTTTTAAATGGGCTATTGTTTTAAACGAATCTTCTGGTCTTTTAGATCGTATTACCGATACTATGTCACGATATCCTATTACTCCCGTGGTAGTAGATAATGATATTGGAGAAGATAAAAATTATTGGTCTAAATTACTTAATGATGAATTATGTATTCAAGATGAATTAGTTAAAAATGGAAAAGATTATTATACTTTTGGAAATGCTATAGTATCTATAGTTCCTCCATTTAAACGTTATTTAGCTTGTCCTGATTGTAATACTTATAAAGCACATTGTATTACTGATGAAGATCGTAAATTTGAATGGCAATTTAGGGATTATAAATTTCTAGCTAAATGTTCTAATAAAAATTGTAAATTTCAAGGTGTAATGAAGGTTAAAGATGAATTGTTAGAAGGCGATGAATTCATTAAAAATATTAGAATTCAGAGATGGCCTGTTCAGTTTATTAAAGTAAGAGATTTAGGTATTGCTGGTAAAAAGAAAATTTATTATCGTATCGAAGATAAATATTCTAAACCAATTATGAAGGGTGATAAATTTGTAGTAGCTAATGTTCCAGAAACTTTCATATTAGCTTGCAAACAAAATCCAATTAATCCAGTAATAGAATTACCTGCTGAATTAACTTTTCATTATCAGCATGAAGGCATTACAGAACCAGAATGGGAAGGATTATCAAAACCATTTTTCTTCTCAGCATGGAACGATTTATTTATGAGTTTTATTTTACGTAAGGCTCAGGAATGTATTGCTTCAGATCATTTTCTTCCTAATAGATTTATATTTCCAACGTCGTCTAGTGGCACTGATCCGTTAAGTAAAATTGATGGTGCTGCATGGATGGGTATTGTAGCTACTCAATTAAAGAGACAGCAAAATGATCCCAATGAAATTGGAGTTGTTCCTTTTCCTGTTGGCTATCAGGCTTTGGGTGGCCAAGGAAAAGCTATGTCTTTACGGGAAGAAATTGAATTACAGGATCGTAGAATTCTTACTCAATTAGGAATTCCACCAGAATTAATTTATGGTGGTATGACTTGGAGCGGATCTAATATTTCTTTACGTATGTTAGAGAATTTATTTTTATATTATATTAATAAACAAAATACATTTATTAGATTTTTAGTACGTTATTTAGCACGTATGACCAATAAGCAAGCTCCAAGTAGTGTTAAACTTAAACCATTTAAAATGGCTGATGATATTCAGCAAATTCAAATGCTTTCAAATCTTGGTGCGCAGGGTCGTATTAGTGAAAGTACAGCTTTGGCTCAAGTTGGTATTAATATTGCCGATGAAGCTAAGCAAATGGAAGATGATAAACCCTTCCTTGAGAGAATTCAAGCAGCTAGACAATTGGCTGCTGCTGAAGTTAATAAAGAAGTTTCTCAAGTTACTAATGAAGGTCAAGTTGATGTTAATTTAAGAACACAATTATTACAAGGTCAAGAAACTCAATCTGCTCAATCTAATATAGGTGATGGATTTATGGCTACAACTACTCGTGGATTTGTGAATAAATTTAAAGATTTATCTTATGCTGATAGACAAAAAGAATTAAGAAATTTGCAAGCTAAAGATCCAGAAGTTTATATGAAAGTTATGGCAGAATTAAATGGGGTTTCAGCAGATCCATTACCTGAAGTTAAAGGTCCAAAATCTACTCCCGAAAAGGCGAAGGTATGAGTTTAATAAAATTAGCATTTAATCCGGGTAGTTTATTCCCTAGTTTTTATAGTATGAGAGCAGCTAGATCTGGGAATCCATTAAAATTTATGATGTCTAGAACTAATGGTCCTATTAGAAAAAATATTATACAAAGATCAGCTTTAGCTGGAGTAGCACAAGCTGAAGCTAATATAAGAAAAGGATTAGTTCAAGACTCAACTACTTTAAGAGGCGCTTTTATAGATGGTGCATTACTTGGACAGTTTGGACGTATGGGAATTAATGCATTAGAAGATATTCATAATGTTCCCACGGGAACTAATAGAATTGCTAAAAGTATATTAAAACATTCCATTTCAGATGATGGTCAATTTAAAATTAAAAATATTGAGGGAATGATTAATTTAGGTAATGATGCTCATAAATTTTTAAGTGTAGCTAAGAAAGTTCCAACCGCTCATTTAGGAACTATTAGTGGTGCCGCTATTGGATATACTCAGGGAGATAATGAGCATGAAAAATTAAAAGGTATGGCTAAAGGTGGATTAATTGGTGGCGCATTAGGTGGATCTGTTAAGAAAATGATGAATTTTACACATGGTAAATTATCTATGATGCCTAAAATTCATAAAGAATATTTTAAAGATAATTATTGGAGATCTCAATTAGAGGCTGCTAATAAACCTTTTTATAATAAATTAATTGGAAAACATATATTAGCAGATCGCTTAATGTCAACTCCTGAAGCCAGAGCGCGTCGTATAGCCAGATTCGATAATTGGCAGAAGTTAATGAATACTAACGTAAGGGATTTGGGTCCATGGAAAAAACGCCAGTCGTAAAATCTCATTCCGAATATTTTGAATTAACTAATACTGATGAATTAGGTGAATATGTATTACTTTTAGATAAGATTGCTAATAATAATCATAAATATCATATAGTTGATAATGATATTAGATTAGATATGTTTGGCAATCCTTTTATTATTTTTCAGTATAGCGATATTACTGATTTAGAAGAAAAGAAATTAAAAAAGAAATTTAGTTTTTTTGGTGAGATTATTTCTAGAATTCACTTAGACGAATATGATGATTTAATAAATAAGGATTGGGCTAAAGAAATTAAGTTATGTTATATTGGAGAATTTACAACTAAAGATAAAGAAAATCCAATGTTTTATCGTATAGTCATTTATTATAAAATAAATGATAAGAATGTATTAGATGGTTCTTTATTAAATCAATATATGCCTAACGATAAGAATGTAAAGAAATAGGAGAATGAAATGTCGTCATTGTCAGATCTAAGATTAAAAGCTGGTCAGAATAAAATTACAGAACGTGACCAAGAATTAATGAAGAAGTTTACAGAAAATCCAATTGATTCAAATAGTATGCCAGAATTATTTTCAGATCAAATGACTTGTTTTTTATTTGAATCAGTAATCAGACCATTGGATAATGCTTTGGTTATTCATTTAAAACATCTTCCTCCCGCGTTTCGTAATCCTAGATTTTTTGATTTTGCTACAGAATTTATCAGAGATCGTATTGGTAAATTCGAATCACTTAATGCAAGTTTTATTGGTGAACTAGATTCAGCTAATAAACTTAATAGTTTAGATTTAATGTTTACTAAGTATTATCCAGCTTTAATGGGTGATATGGATTTTATTAAGCAACATACTGCTAAAGTTGGAAAGCAGTTGAATGATCTTTTAGTAAGAGAATTAGATGCTCATATATCTTGAATGCAAAAATTTAACATATGCAGCAACAACTCTTTATTGGAATATAGAACCAGAGAGTAAGGAAACCGTATCTCATTTTGGATATATAGTTCAGATTTCGGAAGGCGAATTAGGTCCATGGACTGATTTATATACAGATCCAATTTATGCTTTTGGATTTGTAGACACAGTAACGCAAAGAGGTATGATAGATCAAAGAATTTTTTATAGAGTAAAAGCGGTAGATATAGATTCAGATGCTGTATTTTATTCTGATAATCTTTGTTTATTTAATGAAGCTGATAATTTTATTAGCGATTACATTTCTGAACAAGAAATATTATATTTAAAAAGATTTGGTCAAGAATGTTTACATTTTGCTAGAAGAAAATTTGGTGATCGTTGTACTTTATGCTATGATAAAGTTCAGAAAAAATCAATTCTTCCAAAATGTCCTGTTTGTTTCGGTACAACGTTTGTTGGAGGTTATTTTGCTCCAGTAAAAATATATATAAATACCGATCAGCAACCAATTCAAATAGATAAAACCGATTATGGAGTATCTGAAGCTGTAGCTTTATCGGCATGGACATCTAACGAAGTATTAATTGCTGCTGATGATATTTTGGCATTTTTAAAGAAACCTTCTCAGCGATATAAAATTGATAGAATAGTTCCTACATCTATCAGTAGTAATACGGTACGTCAAATATTAAACATGACACAATTAAGAGCAGATAATCCAGCTCAATTACTTCCTATAGATATTACAGCTTATACATTAGATGAATTTAATATCTTTAGAAGAGACTGGAGAATCTCCTGTGGATTATAAACAATTTTTATATAGTAAGAATTTTAATCCGGGTTATTATGGTGTAACTGCTACTATTCTTTATTTACAAGAGATGTTTTCTATAAATAAAGATTTAGGTTATATATTATATAGTGACGATACCAATAAAGAAGAGTCATATCAATCTTTATGGATTGGAACTAAATTTCAATGGGAAGAAAAATATAGAAATAAAAGACCAGCAGCATTAATATATAGAGGAAATTTAATAAATGGAGCAAATGGTACTTTGGGTCAAGGTAGAGTTTTTTCGGTAAGTAGAACTAATGAAAAAACTGCATATAAGGATTATGTTTCTTTCCCAATTGTGGTAGAATGTATATCAGAGAGTGATTTGGAAGCAGAAGCTTTAAGTGCAATGGTAACTTCTTTTATTTCTTTAGATCTTAGATCTTATAGAGATTTGGGACTTCAAGTGCAGGGAACTGTAACAAATACTGCACCGCAAATATTTGAGAAGGGTAACACATCTTTTACAGCTTCTACTATATTACAGATTCAAATGGAAAGATCTTACATTGCTAGATTGCTGAGTAAAGATAAATTAACTAACATTCAACTTAAACTTAATGGCTCAACTGCTTTAAATATTGAATAGGATTTTAATATGACTTATACATTACCCGGCGTTTCTGTTACTCAGATTTTACTTCGTTCTAGTCAGAATCTGGCTAATAGTTCTATGTTACCTTGTTTCGTTGGATCAATTAATCAGGTAGTAACTAACTCACCTATTAATTTAACTTTTCCAATAACTAGTGCAACTATAGTTTATCCAGGGTTAGCTTTATCTGCTATTATTAAAACTTCCAGTATTGCAATTACTATTAATAATGCATATGTGCAGATCGGAACAAGTGCCGTTACTGGATCGGCCTTAGTTGCTAGTGGAAATATTATTCAGGGAACGACAGGTTCGTTCTTAAATGCCGTAGCTGGTGATTCCATCATATTTAATACTCTTACTCATGGTAGTTATACAATTAAATCAATCAATGGCGATGTGGCTACTATTAATGAAATTATTTCATATCCCGCTGCAATAGCTGACGCCTTTACAATTCAAAGAAGTGTTGGAAATGTAACTGCTATAATTGGAGGAGCTTCTTATGCCTCATCTTCATTTACTTTTACTTCTCTTGAATATGGTACTTATAATATTATAGCTGGAACACCTTATATTTCTTATATAGCCCTTAGAAAAGATCTTACTGGTTTTTACGATGTAACTAATCTTGATGATTTAAAAGTAGATATGGATGTAACGATTAGTAATCCATTGGGTTTCTATTTAGGAACCGTTGCTCCTACCGCTAATGGTGGATCAGAAACTTTAGCTTATATCTTAACTGACGAAACTGACACTTCTTACATAACGGCATTAAGTGACTTATCTACTAGACAGGATATCTATTTACTAGTTCCTTTAAGTAATAGTACAAATGTAGCAGAAGCCTATGCCGCTCATGTTACTACAATGTCAGAACCAGCTTCTAGTTATTTTAGAGCGACCTTACTTAATGCAACTTTACCAGTATCTTCTATATTGGTTTCAGAAACTTATACTCATAGCTAAATTAGGAGATACATAAATGACTGCATTACAACCATTAGTTATAACTGGAACAGGATTTCTCACTGCTGGTGTTAAGATTGGCGATACCGTAGCTACGATAAGTGTAACTAATACTGCCTACACTACTACTAATTCAGGAAATCCATTAGTTAGTGGTAAATTATTATCAGTAGGAGCTACACCAAATGTAGCAGTTTTTGCTTACGATTCTATTTTAGTAAGCGAAGTTACAAGTGAGACTTCTTTAAAGGCCATTCCATATGTAAATGGAGTTGGAATTACAGATTCTTCACAGTCTGCCCAGTATAATTTAGCATTAGGAACTGGTGATACTTTCACTTATCAAGTTATACATTATCTTACCAAAGATGAACAAGTAACTTCTATTGCAGCTACAGCTTCTTCTTATGCTTCAAAACGCGTTCTTTATATTTGGCCTCCAGAAGCATATTGGGATTCAGCTTTAACTGAAACCGTGAACGGATCTGCTCTTGCTGCTTGTACCGCTGCTGCTATGGCAACTTACCCCGCACAGCAATCATTTACCAATTTAGGTTTTGGTGGACCTTATAAATTACTTTATTCAAATACTTATTTTACACCTACTCAGTTAAATAAACTTAGCGAAAATGGAGTTTTCGTTTTAGTACAAGATACTCCAGGTGGCAATATCTATAGTCGTCATCAGAAAACAACTAGTACGGTTTCTATTCAGGAACAAGAATTCAGTATTACTAAAGCAGTAGATAAACTTTCGTTAGACTTATACTCATCTACCAAACCTTATATCGGTAAGTATAATATTAATCAGGACTTACTTACCCAGATAGCTTCAGTACTTGATTTATATATGTATAGTGCTCAGTCTAATAAATCTGCTTATTGTGGTGCTTTGATTATTAGTTATGCTACGCCAACTCTTCGCGCTAATTTAGATGGTGCTAATACCGATCTTACTGTAGGTACTATTGAAATTTCCGTAACTGTCGAAATTGGATATCCTGCAAACTTTGTAAATATTCTGCTTTACGTTAATTAAAAAGGATTAGATATGACTCTTTCTATTGCTGATGTTTTAGGATCTGGGGATGGCACTTCAACTTGGAGTTGGAAAGAGAACTTCGTCCAGTTAGATGAAAATATGGCCACCCCTGGATTGTTTATTGCTGCTGAATCTACACTTATTGCTTTTGGACCAGCTAAGGCTACTGCCGCTTTTGATGTAGTTAGAATTGGTTTAACTCCAAATATTGCAATTAGTCAACAGATTCCACAGCAACGATTACCTGAGATTGGATCAATGAGAGTGCATATTTTAAATGGCACTCCAGTTGGTGGTGGCTCAATGTCACGTCTTGTATATAACGGACCATCATTAGCTCGTTCTTGTTATGGTAATATCTATGATGATAATGGAAACTTAACATCAATTGGTATTACTGGTATGATGACTGACTCAGGAACTGCACAGACGTACGTTGCTAATGCATGGAGTAATATTACTAGCAATCCTGATAAGGTAATGCAGGCAGATTCAAATACGAATTTGTGGATGTCAATGTGGGACATTAGGCTTCGCACACCCTTCGGAATCTGTATTTATATGCAAGACATAGCTAATCATGCAGTAGGTGGAATTTATGCAGAAGGAGTTAAAATCAATTCTCATAACTTTAATCAATCTGCTGGACAGTTGATTATGGTTGAAGGTATTAGTTTTGCATTCGATCGTTTAGTTCCGGTAAAGGGTACGGGAACTTCTTCATCTTAATTATAGATTATATCTTAAATATAAAAGACCTCTTATTGAGGTCTTTTTTATTATCTGCAATTATTAGAATAATTTTGTTATAATATAAATGGAAGTAATATAATATGTGGTATATAATTATAATAATCTGGTTTTCTTCTTTAGTATTAATTTTTGGTAGAATTTATTGGATTAATAGAAAAGAATTAGTTATTTTTAAAAGACCTAAAATATCCCATGATATATTAATTGAATTGAGTAAACGCCCAGATAAGATATGGCCAGATTTAGATTCAGTTCTTTTAGAAACTAAATAATAAAAAGCCCCTTAACCGGGGCTTTATTTTTTAACTATTAATTAAAGTTTAAATGCAATCATCTGGCCTTCCATTCGAGTATCAGGTACTATCGGAACCCAAATAAATAATACATTCTTATTCTGAAAAACAATATTAACTTTATTTCGTAAATCAGTTCCGGTAACTGGATCTGTAATTCTAACATCTACATCTGAATTTAAATTGTGATAGAAATTTATCACGTAACGATTATTCACCGGATCGAGGGTCCAATTGCTCATTACAAATACAAATGGGTCGGTTTTCTGGGGGGTCTGGGGTCTACCGCTGGGACCATTCGGGCCTAGAATACCACCAGGGACGGCAGACATAGAGGAGGTTCCTGTAGCGGTTAAATAGTCTGGACCAGTATAAAGTCCTGAGTAATCCCAAAGCATATATTCAGCACTTTTAACAATACCAAATGTACGACCATAATTAATTGCAAGTTTAAATTCATATTTTTTCTTTTCTACTAATTGAGCCCACATACCAGCTACGCCCATATAAGCTGGACCCTTCGTCCATGGACTAGTAGTAATACCACTATCATTAAATTGCAATTCATTTCTATATTGTAATACACCAGCAGACTGCAAAATAAACATAGCACTTGCCACAATTAACCAATCCATAACTGGAAAATTAGTTAATCCAACGTGAGTTAAAAGTGGTGGAGTGCTATTCCAATCACTAATAGCCATATTAATAGCTAATTTAATTTCATCATCATCTGTTTCTTCTTTTTTAATTAAAGCATTTAATTTAGGTTTATCTCGAAGAAACATGCGAATAAGATTAATTAAAATTTGTGGAGTCATTTGACCATTTGGAAAGGTCTGGGGTGGATTAATCATGTGAGTTACCTCTATCTGATTATATCATAAAACAACAAAAACCGCTAGAAGCGGTTTTTAGTTGTTTCATATTATAACAATTTACTTTTTATCATCTGAAGAAGGAGGAGTTACTACTTTTTTAACTTCTTTCTTAGGCTCTTCAACAATATAATTAGATGGGATTCCATTAATAATAGTAGGTTGAGTATTTTCCCAATCAATTAAACTAACAGGAGCATTTTCGCCTTCAGGAGGATTTAAAGATTTGTAACTTTTATTAAATAATTCCTGACGAGAAATAAACTTAAAAGCTTCAGCCTCTTCATGAGAATCTTTAACAATAACGAGACCGCGTTTAACTAGATCATTTAAGATATGCTTTTTACTATCTTCAATAAATCCAATCTGCCCCTCTTTTAACGAAAGACCTTCTCCAGTAATATGACCAAACAAAGCTTTGACATACGACATATGTAACTCCTATTTAAGTGAGAGAGGCAATACCAGTAACCTTAGCAACTGAGGCAACGTTACCAATTTCAGCACCCTGATCAGCCCATGAATACCATTCGAGAATATTAGCTTCACGCTTCATTTCCTGTTGAACATCACCCAGGATAAAGTTAGAACCTAAAAATTCAGGCATTGCAATGGCATAGATACTATCATCAGGCCATACGCTATTAGCGGTAGTGGAGTTAATCGAAGTGATAACTTCATAACCTAAGAATGTCTTTTCCGCAGCAACGCCATTCAGCGCAATACGTCCAACATTCTCATAACCAATCTTATCAGGTTCGAGCTTAGCCAGGTCCAGCCAAGTTGATTCTGTCATAATAAGGCGAGCAACTCTACGCCGTTTACCAAGCACCTGACGAACCGCTGTAATAACTGCATTCTTAAAGTTATCTTTTACGGCACCAGCAGTAGCAGCAGAGGTATTACCGGAAGCGGCTACGGAAGCATCAAGTCTAATCTTAAAGAGAGCATCAAGCTGTTCCTGCATATCCAGTACGAAGTTGTTATTCACAACATCCATAAGAGGATAACGCATTGTCATTAATTCTTCACGGGTCTTCTTAAAGTGCTGAGTTTCAATCTTGGTAAAGTAAACTTCATACTTTCTGCCTTCCATAAAGTTAGCAGAACCCTTACCACGGAAGCCAAGAGTGAAAGCCTTAGAATCGGGCTCAATCTCAACGCGCTTCAGAGGCCAGTCATTAGTAGTATTACGTTCAATCTGTGCTTCGGTAAGTACTACAGGAGGAATAGCGCGATTTAATACGCTAGTCTCACGAAGGCGATCACGAATAAAATCCTCAGTAAGAGCGGCTACCTTCTCCATACCGGAAGCTGATTTTCCGGTAAATACATCCCAAAGCTGGGAAGCCATCATATTACTCATAATTAAAATCTCCTATTTAATTTTTAATTTATCTTAAAAGGTTACGATACGATAAACCGAAGTGCTAATACCCTGAGCATCATTAGCAATGCTGTAACTATCAGCTACCTGACCTTTAACCAAATTAGCATCGCCAGGAAGACTAGCTGCAATAAGTAAACCGGCAGTAGCACCAGTGCCAGGCTTAAGATAAGAACCAATGGCAGGTGATCCAGAAACCTGATCAGTTTCAGCTTCCATGACACCATAAACTACGGTATAAGAACCGGAAGTCTGACTTAACAGATCTTCAAAGATGAAACCAATTGAAGATCCAAGACCTACGGTGCTATTATCAGATTTAGCAATAGTATTAGAAGTACCAGTTAACTGAACAACCGTACCTTTAACCAGTCCGGCGGGGCCAGAACGGCTAGTGATCATTACTGAGTGAGAACCTTCCTGAAGGCCACTGAGAATGTTAAACATATTTTATATCTCCTTGATATAATGGTTAATTTTCGTCAAGTCCTAATTCACCCATTAACGCAGCTTGCTTTTCCATGAATGAATCAATTGCTTTAGAGCCTGAAATTGGAATTACTTTTTCTTCTGTATATACGGAACCAAAAGATCTATTCTGTCTCATAATAGAGGCCATTTTTACCATGGCATCGATACTTTCACCTGATTCGCTCGCAGTCTTAATCATATCAGAAGCCTGATTAAAAGACACGCCTAATTTAACGGCCACTTCCTCCGCTTTCTTGGACATATCTTCGTCTTTTCCCTTAGACTGAATCTGAGCAGTTAATTCTTGAATAATAGCAGCAGATTCATCTAAAAGCTGTAAAGCATCCTGAAGCGGATCTGATTGACCTTGCTGAACTGGGTCCATTTTAATTTACCTCTTTAAAAAGTTTAGATCCTCTAGCCGAAACTAACGAAGCTAAAGAGGCTAATTTAATTTGCGTTCCATCAGGTCTTTGAATCATTACTGTGCTATTACCAGAAGTAGTAGCTCCTACAGCTTGAGCAGCGGCAGCTTCGGCAGGTTGATCTTCCTGATTAGGCTGCGCATTAGGATCACCTTCTGCTGGAGTCCCACCCTGAGATAAAGCAGCTTTAAACTGTTCTACTTTCTGTAAAAAGGCTTGAGCAGTAGTTAAAATATCACCACCACCCTGTTCCTGATTAGATGGAGCATCGGGCGCACCATTTTCATCATTAGCTGACTTTTCTAAATCCGAACCAATCTCAGATTCGGCTTCTGCTAAAAGTTTATCAATAAAACTATCACTCATTTAAGCTCCCACCATCGCATTTAATTCATCGGAAAGAGCAGTAGCAGTTTCCTCATCAATAGATTTATTTAAAAAAGCAGCTTGTAATTCTACTTTAACCATTTTAATTAATTCCTGAATAGCATCAGGATATTGTTCACCTACAGCTTTAACAAATGGAATAATTTTATTAGATTGACCAGCCTCGCAAGCTTCACTTACCGCATTTTTAATATCCTGAGCCCGCATACCACCTGGAGTATTAGTTGGGTCCATAGTTTCATTAGTTTTATTACCAGTAGCAGGAGTACTATCTATTTTAACATTTTCATCTTCTACAGCAGCTTGTTCTGCACTTTCCTCATTAGGATTATCGGTATTTTCAACCTCTTCCTTTTCTTCTTTAGGTTCTTTCTTTTCAGATAATTCTTCGGCAATCTTTTCTAAGACAAGCTGTGCTGTATAATTTGCGGTCTTTTCTAACAAAGGAAAGATAGCATCTATTACTTTATTAACCATTTCATCTTGAGCTTCAGACGCGAGTTTTTGCAAGACCTCTGGCTCTGTTTTTTCTATAAATTCTTTGAGATCCATTATTTTTTATCCTTAAAAATTTTGCTTACGCCAGTTGTTAAATCATTAGATACATTCTTAATAGCTTTATAACTATTCTTTGCACCAGCCATTCCCATTGCGGCACCAACAATTCCCATTTTACCAGGGTTGTTAGCAATAGTTCTACCTAAAACTCCAACAGGATATCCTTGTTGCATTTTATTTTGGTAGTGGGCACTAGCAATATATGGAGCTGCAAAACCAATAGCTCCTTTAGTTAATAATCCTTTGCCTGAATTCCAGAAACCAGGAACTGCGGCAGCTTGTTTATTTAACTCTTCATTAGTAAATGGATTATTACTAATATATTTATCAGACTCTTTATTGTCTCTAATCATTTGAGAAATACCAGAACCTAATAAACCATAAGCGCTAAATTTACTTTCAGCGTTATTACGATATAATAAATATAATGCAGAAAGAATAGATCCAAGACCTATAGTTCTAGTTATTTCGGCTTCTTTACGTAAACCTTTTTCAGTATTGTAAATTCTATCTCCAACACATCCAATAGATCTTTCATCTAATATATGAGTAGGAATTTCATTAGATAATTTAACGGCTTTATGTGTAATATCAATATCAGCTAAAGAATGCAATTCTTCATCTAATCCTTTTACGTCAGGATTTTTAATTACTGCTTTAGTATGATAAAATTCTTGAGCTAAATCATCACGATTAGAATTCTTTAATAAAATATAAGCAAACTCATTTGGCTTAGCAATAATACCGGCATGAGTTAAAGCACCCCAAGCTTCAGAAGGTTTAAGTTTAGCTAATTCTTCCATTAATTTATGTGGAAGATCTCTTTCAGTATTACATACTTTAGCTATTGCACCTTCAATATGAGTTGGCATTTCTTTGTAAATGGTAGAATGTTTTTCTATTTCTTCTGCCTCTTTATCAAATTGTCCAATATCATAATAATCAGCAAGATCTAAACTAAATTCAAAATCTGTACTAGCAACTTTTTCTAATTGCATACCGGCTAAAAATGCAGGTCGATTTACTTTACTAATATCAAAAAATCTAGGAAATAAATTTTCAGCATAAATTTTACGACCATCATCTAAAATTTTACCCATTTGAAATTTAAGATGAGGACAATATTTCATAATAGAAGTATTATGTTGATGACAAATAGAACAACGATCCCATGGAAGTTTAGCTCCCATAGAAACTGCAACTAATTGATTTCTTTTAATCATTTCAGCAGTTTCAGGATCTTTTTTATTATCTACTCCAATAATAAGAAGTACTGTATGCATTTTTGGATTCCAAATAGCATTTGGAACCTCACCATAAATTTGATCTCCACGCTCTGGTTTGTTATGATGATGATGAAACCAGCCAGCGTCACTAAATGTTTGATAACGTAACTTAGCTTTTATTCTATTATTTAATCTTTCATCTTTAGGTGAGACTTCATTCCAAACAGGAGTATTTTGTAATCCTAACAATGAATCATATGGAAAATAATCATGATTTTTATTATCAGACCATGTTTCACCATCACCCATAGCAGTTACTAACATATAGCTATGATCTTTTTTACGTTTTAAATTTTTAATAGCCTCATCAACTTCTTTTGGTAAATCTCTTTTAGAAGCAGTTTTAATAAAATCATTTTCATATCTATCTTCTAATGAGATAGATATTTGTTGATCTTCTGGAATATTTGATGATTCTATTAATTTATACATTATTATTTCTTTTTAAATTTTTCAGGATGATTCATAAAATCTTTCTCTTTACGTCTATGATCTAAGTAATGTCCAAGTAATGGAGCAGGTAACATTCCAAATGCAGCTAATGGATAAGTTAATAACTTACCTCTTGCCCGTCTTCCAAGCCATCTATTATCTATATATTCACTATCTAATTCTTTTGAGTCTTTAAATGCTAATTTAATTAAACTCATATTATTTCACTTTTAAAGCCATAGATTTAAGTTTATTAGCAAATGGAATAACTTCTGCTATAGGAGTAGGTTTCTTTAAGGAATTAACAATGCCAGATTTAACAGCATCATCTAATCTTAACGGTCCAGTCTTTTTTAATCCCTGTAAACGCTGTCTCATTAATCCTAATTTAGAAGGATCTTTTTTAGCAGCAGCGGCAGCATCGGTAGCAAGATTATAATGTAATCCCTGTTCAGGATTCATAGTCTTACTAATGGCCATCTGCATAGGATTAACCGCACCATCTTTTTCAAGAATAGATGCAAGTTTAAATAATCCTAAATCATCATATTTTAATGCAATTTCTTTAATCATTCTTTTTGCCAGTTAAAGCTTTTGCC